CTATACCGTTAGGCATTCCACCCTGTGCCGCTCTTGGACCACTCAAACCTAATCTATCAAGGGCTTTTGCTGTCGCCTGATTTGGCTTACGTGCCCCCTTCCTAGTCTTTGCATTTTCCGCTGCCTTCTGAGCACGAGAACTAAAGATAAAATCAGCCTCTGTTAATTTTGGCGGCTGAGAAAAAATACCTGCCTGTATCTTATTTGCAATGGAGTTCTTTGGACCATGCATACTATCTTTATTGAGAGATCGCTTAATCTCCAAAATACGAGAGTTGGGAGGACTAGGTGTGCTATCAAATATCTGTGATAGTCTTTGTCGTCCCTCCTGAGTTACGGTCGGTAAATCAAATGTCGCCCCTCTTTCAGCTAGTTGTAGACCGGAGACAGCCGATATAAAACCTTCAAAGATATGGCCTTCAATAGACTTTAGATCAACACGATCAATAGCCTGCTTCGCTATATTAGCTTCAGCAAAATCAAAGGGGGCAATCTCCAAATTGTTAGCCATAACAGTAGCAGCAGATTCAGATAGAATCTTTTCAATCTTAGGACGAATTTTATCGGACAAGGCTTTTTTAGGGGCAGATGCTAAAAAGCTAGTAGACACACTACCCTGTATCGTACTAACACCGGAAAAATCAGGAGGTATTTCTGACCCCTGGGGCACTCTAAGAGGTTTATCAATAGGTTCTGTACCACCCTTTCCTTTTTCTAAGAATAGTCCTCCTACCACGCCACTCTTTAATGTGGCTATACCACCCTTAGCAAATTTCTGACGTGCCCCTCCACCAACCGATCCACCACTTGCTCGACGAGTACGTCCTGATTTTCGTGAAGGTATCTGTCCAATACCTGTACCAGATCTTCCTAATCCCGCAGCGATATTGTTTAGAGCAGAAATTAGGGTAGGTAATGTTGTTGCTATGCCTGCGGCGGTAGTCTGCATTCTAGCCGTTATACCACCTAAGGCATTGGTCTGTGTAGTTAAACTGTTCAAACTAGTAGTATTAGTTGTCAACGCCTGAGTGTTAGCACTAATAGCTGCCTGTTGCTGCTTCTGTCCTGCAACTTTCGATGTAGTCGCTCCAAGTTGTCCACCACCACCACCACGACCTCCACCAGAGATAAAGCCTCCTAGAGCATCTCCCGAGCCACCAGAACCACCCTTCTTTAATCCACCGACAAACCCGCGTGTGAAATCAAACAAAGCTGAGGAGATCTTAAGAGTAGCTATAGTAGTAAGAAGAGGGAGGGCTGGGCGTAGAGCGTCAGCTAGTGTAATGAAAGCATTGGCGGCCTGTAGGGCGAAACTAGCTAGAGATTGGAAGGTGGCGGACTTAGTAATGTCACGGATTAACTTATTAAATCTTTCACCAAGCTTCTCAATCCGTACCTGTAGCGTCTGTGTAGCTATGGCTACATCGTCAGTAATACTCTTTGTTCCCGCTAGAGCTACCTTGCGGGCCTCTTCGGCTTTGCTAAATTTAACGATAGCCGGAATTAATTTACCAACCTGACGAATACCACCCAACTCTTCAACAACACGACCGAAGGTAATAACATCACCTTTTCGTTGTAGGTCACCAAGTTTGGTTGACAACTCTTTAAATGCATTAAAGAAACCAACAAATTTGCCTTGAGCATCAACTACTTCCACACCGAATTGTTTTAAGAACTCAATAGTTTGAGGTCGCTGGATACGTGTAAAGATAGTACGTAAACCAACAGCAATGGTATCGGCTGACTCTCGGGTCGTGGATCGGACAGCAGTAAAGATAGAAATGAGATCAGTAAGTGCTTCTTCAGGCTTGCTAATATTGGTAGATGCCGCAGAAAATACACCACCAGCACGACGGATAACAGAAATTAGGTCAGCAGACTCAACCGCGAACCTCTTAGATACTGCATTCAACGAACCCAAGACCGCCTCTGTTCTAGTTGCCTTGATATTAAACTGGGCTAGTGCCGCAATCACACCTTCAGTAGTTGACTCGATTGTCCCAAAGGTAGGTGCTAACGATGCTCGGGCAACAGCACGTAAGGACGCCTCTACTTGATTTAAGGATTGGCCCGTCTGAGCAAATATTCTAGCGACCTCTACTAATTTATTAGCACTGATACCTAGACCAGTAGCTAAACTATCAATGGTAGTTTGCAATCCTTTTAGTCCAGCCTTTGACTGTCCTGTAACCTGAACAATACGAATTAACTCACGTTCAAATTTGATTGCTTCTGAGACACCCGTTTGAACGGCTCGAACAAAACCGAAGATAGCTCCGGTTGCAATAGTAAATGCAGCGAAGCGACGTATGGCCAAGGCTGAATCCTTACCAAACGCCTCTATTTCATTTCGTGCTTCGTTTACATTCTTCGATACTTTATTAAGACTCTTCGCAGAGTTATTAGCGGACCTAGCTAATTGTTGATTAGAGCTGGAAGCGGCTTTTGTTGCCGCTGCAGACTTATTAATAGCATTGGTAGCAGCCGTAGCTGCTGCTTGTGTTGATTTCAGTTTATTCGTTACTGAGCCCAGAGTCTTATTTAGCTGCTTGAGTTGCTTAATAGCACTACCGGTAAAAGCGATATCAACCTTGACCTTGATCCCGGCAAGCTGCTTACGTATTGCACCACGAACCTTTTTCAGGTTTTTGGGTCCGCTTAAAACTACCGCCGCATTAATATTAAATGCCATGAATTACCTCTAAACAAAAAGCGACCTACCTTGAGATTACAAGTTTCAAAATAGATCGCTTATCCAGTTTTATTCAGCGGCTACAGCCGCATCTTTTTTACGTATCCGTCTTTTTTTGACTTCTGACTTCTCTTCATCTACTGTATCTTCAAACAATGAATCGTCAATCGGATTGCCGTTATCATCTAAAAATGGGTCAGCCTCACAATGAAAATTGCCGTCTGTATCTAATTCGCGTCCCTCAACATCAACATAGATGAATTCGGTATCTGAGGTCCAGGTAATGTAGTTGCCATTATCATTAATATGATGACCCTCTTCATCCACTAACCTTCCCTTAGAATCTACTAGCTGAAAAGATTTATTAACGAATCGATACTTGCGGAGGAACTTATTCTCGGCCAAACCAGAGTCTACCTCTTCTGTTTCCGACATCAGGTAGAAAAATTCAGTAGCACCTAAGCCCGCTACTTCATTCTCTTGGTCTAGTAAATAACTGTCTAAACCCTTAGGAAAATAAGGTTCTCCTGTCTCATCATACACCAAACAGTGGGCAAATAAGTAATTAAAGCGTACAGCATCAGCTTTACCTTCACATGAGTTAGAATCAAGCTCTGTTCGGGATGATAACAGCCGTACCATCTGTGAACGCTTCTCTCTCATCTCTAAAGCCATATCGCGAGCCTCATTTAATTTGATTCCTCCACGAGCCAGTTTAAACTCCTTATCTACTATCTCAGTACGTAGAGCTTGATATTCCATCTCTAGATCATCACTCCACAGCTTACGCTTACGCAGCTCAGAGTTAATTTGATCACGCAATAGAGAGCCAGCTTCCAGCTCCTCATTAAACACCTTACGTTGAAGCTCATTAGCCTTAACTAGTTCTGCCATCTTAGGACGACGTACTGCGTACTTAACCCCTTTATGCTCAAAGCTTCTCTTTTCAGGTTTGTCTTCTATCTTATCTTTTGCCATTGTCTGTACTCCTCTTAATCCTAGTTAATAATGTCGTCACTTATACGACCCATTTGCATTACATATCGATCCCAAGATAAAGTATACTGAGAAATCTCACTCTGTGCCGCCCGTAGGTTGCTGTTCCCCGCATCTAAAATCTTTGTTCTTACCTCTTGCCACATATCCCGAAACTCTTGTTCTGTGTCACTCAAGTCCTCATCTGAATCTCCATGTGCCCATAGATATCCAAACTCCTCTTCAAACACTGCTAGAGACCCTATGATTGTGGTATCAAATTTCTTTTTTATGTTATTTAAAAGCCGCCTCTTGGACGCCTCATTGTATTTTGCACCTTGCATTGCCTATCCTCTTATCTTTCCGCCATTTGTTTCATGGCCTGATTTCTTAGTTCCATTTTGACATCCGGCAAGTTGTGTTCGTCCACGGTGCCTTTGTCAATAACTGCCTTTTCTCTCTGGTTCATCTTCACACGGGCGTTGAGATCATTCATCTCTTTGATCTTATCAGCTTCTTCTGGTGAGTTTGCCACTACAAATACATTGTCTGCATTTGAATGACCTCCTCCTTTAGATCCTAATAATTTATCCACCTCCTGTCGCGACCGTTCCTTCTCTCCCTCTTTTCTCGCACTAGCCATCCAGCCATCAAACAGGTTGTCATCATCAATAACCTCATCTGAAGGACGCTCTGGATTCTCATAGGCTGAATCATACATCCTTGAATATAGAATTAAGTTCTTTTGGCCATCAGACAAATCACATACAGGAATACCAAATACTTCTTCCTTACCTAATACCCAGCTGGATCTAAAAGGTTCGGTTCTAGCAATCTCTCTAAACTGCTCTTGAGTAATAGGGTGCTTGTCGATATGATTAATGAAGCGGCGTAATATAGTAGCATCCGAGCCCCAAAAATTGTCATAAGTATAGACCTGGGTATCATCTTCTCTGTAAATACAAAGGGATGTTAGAAATTCTTTCCGGAGATTCTCTGCATGATACTCCCACGTCATAAACTCTAGCCCATATTTCTTATTCCAGGCTCTCTCTATAGAACGTTCAAAGCCCGTTAACTTCCTTAGTATCGCCTTCTGCTCTTTCTTATTATAGAGGGATTGATACATTTGTATCTTTAAATTCTCTATGGCGGTCTGATATTCTTCTAACTGTTTCTGCTGTAGAGGCCCCCACATCCCTGTCCGTTGTAAGATTAGGTCTGCCTGACTCCGGCTAATTAAATCAGAGTATTTAACCTCAGCAATACGCTCAGTATAGAATAAGTCCGCTAAAGCCCTCTTTTCCTTGGTTGGTGCAAGTAAACGATATAATCCACCGTCGATTCTTAAGTAGACAATATTAGATGTCAGACGGTCCACAATACGTTCTTTTAGATCTGCATCCATATTCCTTCTGTCCTATGAAAGAAAAAAGGGGGAGAGGATTTCCCCACCCCCTTGATCAAATTAACTATTATACAGCTTGCGTTGCGGCACCCATGTAACCGGAACGAATGCTCCACCATTGCTGACCACTAGCATTGAAAGTGTCTCCGGAATGTAGAATGGTAAAATCGTTAAAGGTAGTATAAGAATAAGTCATTGATACATTACCTCCACCAGCATCACCCCCTCCGTAACTAACAGAAGCAAGCTTGTTTTTGGTGCCAAGATTAATTCTTAGACCTTCACAAGTCGTGATTCTGATTGGCCGGTCGGTGAGATTCGTAGCGTTCACGCATGCAGCAGCTGCCGAACAATCGTCGATAGCAGTAATACGATCACCACTGACTGATGTAACTTCAAAATCAGAAGTAACTTCAACAGGGAAAGTAACCGTCTTAGCATAAGGACTTCTAGAACCCAACTCGAAAAGATCTTCACGAGCAAAGTCGGTAGAAACCGTGATAGATGCCACTCGACACTGGCCAGATTTTACACCACTGGCAGTAACACCAAAAATATCACCAGGGAGTCTGGTATAGTCTGCATCATTAGCTTGAGCTAACGACGTAGCAAAGTTCATATTTTCTCGTCTGTTTACACCACCAGAACCCACAGGTCCGTCATCATTAGATGCAAAGGAGGGTGAGCCAGTTACTTCTGCAAGGGTCCAAGGAGCCGCACAGGAGCCACCATAACTTGACCATACTTTACTGTTACCAGCAATGGTCATGTCTTCAGAGAAATTGTCTTCTAGTGGGAAATTGAAGGCTACAGAGGATACTGTAAGACCAGACATTTCCACATAGACATCTGGGCTGGCACTAACATTATTGTTAGTTTCAGGCCAAATACCTAGTTGCATAATTGTTTCAGCGACCGCTCGTTCTGCCAGGGTTGGACCATCTAAAACTGTTCCATCTGCCTTAGAAGCTGCAGCCAGAGTAAATAGTGATTGATAGCCATCTAGCACTTTACTCAAGGAAACTTCCACATCTGGAATACCTTCGATATTTTCGTAAATCGCTAGTTGACCTAGCTCAAACGCTTGTTCCAAGTTAAAGGTAGTCGTGATTGCTACGGATTGAACACCATGAGCTTCACGAAATACAGTTGTTCCTGGCTTACGGAACGCTACTTGCTGAATCGGATAGTAGATTCTATTATTAGCCATTTATTTCTTCTCCTAATTGAAAAAGTATAACCTCGTTGTTAAATACACCATTTTTATGAATTTAGGTAACAACGATCTCAAAAGTGACCCTTACAGTTCCCTCATACAAACGACTACTTCTAGTGGCCATCTCGCTTACTACAGTATTGTAGTACCGGACCTTCTTATATGGGTGGATTGTAAGTAGGTCGGGATACATTGTTGGATTTGTCACTCTCATACCCCGGAAATCTAATGGGTAGAGTCCGGTCGCCGTATTAACGTCAAACATCCATAATGTTCTGTCGGGCTGTAAAGATAAAGTATCAACAAGATTATTTCTAAACCATCTACTTTCCGCTAAAATATGGAATAAAACATCTTGATAAACATACTGCCCCACATTGCCCATCTCATACGGCTTAAACGTTCGTCTAGGGACAGCCTCTACCACTACGGCTGGCATCTGAACTCTATGATTTCCCAGTATTTGCCAGTTACCGGAGCCCGCATTTAACAACGTAGAGTCATCAACTCGGAAAGAATCATATTGCAATTCATCCCACCAAGGGGCTTGATCCGCTATATATACTTGGACATTACGATAACTATGTTCTAGTTGCACCGTGGAGTTAGTACTAATTGCCGAATCAAATACTACACGTCCAAGAGGATAGTTATAATGATGCCCATAGGTTGCATCTCCTGTACCATATAAAGTACCTCCAATATAAACTCCGGAAATATTAGTGGGTTGTGAGGTATATTCAACCCCCGTCTCCCAAACCCAGTCTTTCCTCGGCCCTTCCCAGACCTGACCATTTGTATAGTTCAAATCTTGGACCGGCCTTAGCCTATCAAAAGTACCACCATATGCACCTGAAGCTGGAGTCTCCGCATTAGAGAACCCACCCACAGCTAAGAAAGCCCAATCTAAATACGTCTTTAGATTGCTTTCAAGTTGGGACATTAATAAGGATTGACCGATTTGGGTCACATTATTAAACTTAGTATAATCGCTGGATGCTGCCATTATAATCCCTTATCTAATTCTTCTTGTACAAGCTGATCTATATCTTTATCAATAGTTCGAAGGGCTCTTAGTACAAAGTTATCAGACGCCGTTCCGGCAAATTCAGGGGGCACCCTCCACTGTAATCCGTCACGCTGTATCATAACACCTAGCCCTGTTCTACTACCACGAGTTGTATCACCAGTAAAACCATATGACCTTACAATTACACTGCTGCCCTCTAGCAATAACCAGCGGAGCCAATCAATGACCCCACTAGTATTACCAGAAGTATAAAAAAAAGATGCTTCCGGTAAAGTTAAAACATCTGTGTAGTCGTCTTGGATAAGACCTATATTCAAGGAACCAAAGGATCTACCGCTTGAATTATATTTTACTGAAAAATTGGATGCCCATACAGAAATGATAGTATCGATCACTGCGGGATTAGGGATGCCTAGTTCGGCCTGGAGCTGCCCTCCAAATAACGATTGGTATTCTAATGTGCCCTGTATCCGGGCTGTAATAATAGGGGCCAGACGAGCATGTATCCGATGGGTTATCCCTGTTATGTGTTTGTTTATACGGGCTCGGATCTCGTTTTTTATTGCTTTATTAAAGCTTGCATCAAATCTAGGTAGTTGTATTGTTGCATTAATCATTACCCAATCCTCTTCCATAAAACAGAAACAAACTTATCTGACTCTAAACCACAAGGCTCTGGCTCTGACATACGCTGATATCTGTGTCTTACATAGTCACTAATATTAGTGGCTACTAACAGTTCATCTGCCCTCTTTAGCTTGGGTGAGTTAGCAACAAACGTAATAGTTTGAATCATACCTTCAGGATCATTAACGGTCCCGACGCTCACAAATTCTTTCGCATCCCAAATCACCATTAGATTTATGTTCTCAGATGATTCAGAAGATTTCTTACCAATACCATTACACATCGGACATATGCTACCAAATGAGAAGGGTATAGGGCCTCCGGCCTTGAATCTGTTAGCGGATTTTTGTCCAATATTGTCATATTGGCAGTTAATGCAGACCTCAAACTTAGTCGCACTATATTTAATCGTGCAAGGTATGGTACAACTATCATCATATAGTAGAGCAGAAATAACATCGGAATACAGGGCTTTAAGGTCCGTAGAGATGATACCGGAAAAAATATTGTGGGCCATTATTGCCCCTTTAACAGAGCCTGTAGGTCATTACGTCTACGTACAAGTTTATCTTCACGCCTATCTAAGCGATCAAGTCGTACGCGAATGAAAAATAGACGGAAGTTAATAACACGAATACGCAACCTTCGAAAAAGATTAATCATAGAATTAGCTCGCTGTATCACCTTGGTAGTAGCGTGGATCGTCAAATCGACCGCTATAGCTAGAGTTGATAGTACCTGTTGCTACGCCCGCTACTGACAATGGAACGCCGGTTAGTGTATAGTTAGCAGTTCCCCAAAACCCTGTGGCCTTGGGAGCTTGTACTACAATAGAGCCTTCTCTATGAGCTGTCCCGGCACCCTTAGGCTGAAAAATAATAATAGTCATTTATATCTCCAAGTGATTAATATCCGCCGCGATGCGAATTATTAGTATCTAAAAGGCCATGACTGCTCTGGTTAAGTCCAGGATCAAAATCGTTTGAAGCAAACGGAGACATTACCGCCCGTATAATTTTGGTTCCATCATAGCTGAAATTGTAAGCTTGTTGTAAATCTACATACGCCTTGCATGGTCCCTCTGTCAACAGCTCTTTTAAAAACTCTCCGTACTTATTGGTCTCTAGAACCGCTGGTCCACACCGAGCTTTAACCCCCTGCATTAACGCTTTCGTCCTAAAGTTAGATTCGTCTACTAGACACGCGGCCTTGAGTACCATAAAATTGATAAATTCCGGCCCATCTGTCTGACCAATTGGGCTAGGTGTTATTGAAACCGCCTCTACATCAACCACATATGTATTCTTGAAATTGATATCTACGGGAATAAAGTATGCAGCAGTAATCAATAGTTCTTGTAATCTACTAGTATTATAAGTACTTTCTCCGCACCCCGCATCATTTAGCATTGTGCGTAACATCATTAAGCTCGTTCTTTGCCAGCTCGCCATAATTTTACCTATCTGTTACCAACAAAATACCGTCCCCTTCTAAAATTTGGGAGGTTGTTGTTGTTACTAATACTTCTATACGATATTCTCTTCCCGTAGTACCTGAGGCAATACTCATCTGTATACTACTACCCGAGGCCAGCCCACTAACAATCCCCGATGCAGAGATTGAAAGGTCGGTTGCTGTACCATCTAGCTGGGCAGAAGTGATACTATTGATGGTAGAAATAGCTTCACTTGCTGTTAATGCAAGCAGCTTCCCAAATTCCATCTTATAGAGACGGCTTTCGGCAGGCTGTTTACATAAACGTTCTGTAGCGATAACACTCATAAATAGACCCGCGTATTAGGTGGATGATCCGTTAACTTGCAACTGATAGAAGCTGTTCTGTGCCGCATCGCCAGCATTTAAATCTAACGTAATCCAAATACCCAAATAGTTCAACGCTGTGATATCATCACTAGGAACACCGCTAGCACCACTACTGTAAGGGCCTGTGCCGGTTGGGACAGTAGTTCGATCAGTAACAGATTGGGTTGATGCATAGGTATTTTCTAGGGCAAAAGCTGCCTTAGTATAAAGCCCTGACTCAATCTCTGTTACAGTTGCTGTCAACAGGGCCAAGCTGGTATGTGTATTCATCACAAAGATTTTTTCATATAGGTCTTTGTCTGCTCCGCCCGCCGCATTGGCAGTGGCATCATAGAATGGTCTGCGGAAACCAGACTCGGTTACCGGAATAGTACCGATAGTAGTGTTAGTTCCAGCATCTCTAAGGATAATATTGCCGGATGCAATAGCATCAACAGCCACGATTAAAATTCGCTCGAACTGGACGGCTCCAGAAACAATGGTTGTACCACTTAACGCAAAACTGTCTGTGGCAATCACACCATCAGATTTACGCCCAGTAATAGTAACTGTACCTGAATCAGCTGCCGCACCTGAAGCTTCAACAACATCAGTAGCAGCTATATCATCGAAAACAACTCTAATGCCGCTATTGATTGCTCCACCATTGGAAGCTGTATCATTGACGGGCATATTTGCACTAGTATACATTACAATTTGACTAGCTGTAATAGGCATATTAAAACTCCTAGTATGTTAAACTATTATTTTTTCTAATTCTTTATATTCCATGTATCACTGCGATCAGATAAAGACCATTCGGTCGGACGAGCCTGTGTTGTCCAGTCAACACCTCGGTTCCCCAGTGTCCAGGTTAATAAATCGCCAACAAAGGCCGTAAACAATAACCGTTGTTCAATAGGTATTGTATCATCTACTAATAGATACACTAAAGTCTCGATTAGCGTTAAATCACCAATGCTTAGATTAGCTAAATTATCTATAGAAATATTGGAAGTAGAGAGTAAATCGACTAAAATCTCAGTCGGGACTGTATCTAGAGAGGCAACCGACCCCATTATCTCTAGTGGTAGATTCGCGTTGAGAACCATTGAGGCTAGTACTGTGCCACGAATTTCTACTGGAATGGAGGGACTAGCCAGTATCGAGGCCAGATTTTCAATAGGAATATTATCGGTCAAGGTCAACGATGTCAAAATATCAGTAGGTAGATTATCGGTCACCAACAGAGATGCTAGATGATCTAAGGGAGACGTGTCTGTGGTAGCCAACGACCCAAGAATCTCCAGCGGTATATTAGCGTTCAAGACAATTGCCGTTAATATAGTTCCTCTTATCTCTACAGGAATAGACCCGTTGGTCACGATAGAGGTTAAGAGGTCTACAGGAAGATTTCCTATAAACGCCAGAGCAGCCAGTACCTCTACAGGAAGTTTACCTGAAGCAATTAGAGATCCTAAATGATCTACAGGTATTGTATCGGTTGTACCTAATGAGCCCAAAATTTCAGTCGGTATCTTAGCATTAATAATAAGACCAACAACACCGGCCCTAATTTCTATAGGTATTGAATTATCAAGTAGTAGAGAAAATAAACTTTCGGTTGGTATTGATCCACTAGCAATCAGGGAGCCTAATATCTCAGTCGAAATATTATTCGTGCCCGTCACAGAACCTAGTATCTCAGATGGTATTGTGTCAACACCAGAAGATACGCCGCCGGTAATCTCTGCCAGCATTTTGTGGACATTACTTAATTTCAGAATATGATCAATCGGCATATTGTTAGTGATAAGTAGCGAACCTACAGTCTCTGTAGGAATATTACTGTTTAATAGAATGCCTGCCAAAATTTCGGTCGGGCTCTTATAGATGTTGTCTAGTCCAAAGAGATGCTCAACAGGTATATTGTTGGTCAGTAGTAGGCCGCCAAGTACCTCAAGTGGAGATGTTTTCTCGGAAGTAAAACTTTGTAGGTGTTCAATCAAGACCTTATTGGTAGGAGATAAAGAAGCTAGAATCTCTACTAATACTTTATCTATATTCTCTATCGATGCTAGAAGATCAACCGGCGATTTGGCAGTCAATTTTAATTTACCTATAACTTCAACTGGCACCTTTCCGTTTAAGATTAAGCTACCTAGGATGCCCACTGGAATGATAGGGTTAATACTCAAGTTGCCAATAACTTCAATGGGACTGGTAGTATCACCCGCCAGTGTTATTAGATGATCTATAAGTGTTTTGTTTTGTAAAGAAATAGAGGTTAAGACTTCTACCGGTAAGTTGAAGTCGGCTTGGACAGAGACCGTTGATTCCTGTAGCTCATGAGCCCCCATATCCCACGGATCATAGGTCGCGTCAGCATCTCGATCAAATCCATTAATATCGACATTAATTCCGGTGGGAGTAGTCCCTAGATCTGTACCCGCTGCTATTGCATCAGCCCCAGTTTTTAAATGAAAGTCCTCCGTTCCTCCGGCAGTTGAAATAAACTGATTTGCAGAAGTTTTACTAATTAGACTGTTTGCTCCGGCAGCTGTTGCATCAGAGGACATATTATAATCTTCAGTAGAGGGAGTCGCTGTCCCTAAGAAATCCTCTCCCTCACAATCCATAGCAATACAGTTTTGTAGTACTCCCTCAACACTATACCCAGTCCCATCTTGAGTTCCGGTTCCTGTTGTTAATATTCCATGAACAGTGTTGTTAATACAGTCAGTAGAGCCTACCGTTGCAGATATCAGAATACCAAAAGGCCACTTTGTTGGAGTATTATTTGGCTGAGTAATATCATAAATAATATTATTGGTAATGGCATTATCAACTTGTCCAGTATGACTTAATCGTATGCCATGTGCCTCACTATAGAAATCCCGACACTCATATCCCCAGATCAAGTTATTCCGAATAAATAAATTGTCAGCAGCACTGTTTGCTGAGCCAATGCCCCACTGGGCAGCCGAGGAAGGTGCTCCGGCAACAGAAACCTCCATCCATTCGACTGTAACATTGCCCACATCAATCGTAAATCCTTTGTTGTTGCTGGCAGGATTAAATTCGACACCTGTGCCCGCTGTACCGTCATGACGTTCTGCGACAGGAGCAGTTAAAACCATAGAGGCTAGTCCCACAGTTCCGCCCCCGTTTATTGTTATAGAGGCTTCTGTAAAATTCCCCCCATCATCATAACATTCACCCTGAGCTATATCACTAGCATCATATATTATCGTGTCATCCAAGTCATCTTCCCATCCACTCGTTCCAATTGTGTTGTAGCAGTTATCTATCGTGGCTGCCCCAGTAACCGGATCGGTAGCCGAATCGAAGTCTTGACAGTAAAGCTCGTCGCCTGAAATGGTATTAATCAGATAGGTGTTTGTGCCCGCGTCAGTAATTACGTCACCAACCTTGACGGTTGCAGGTACAGTAGCGGACAAGACTAGGAGACCAGCATCGCCACTCCAGAGAACTCCGTTCACAGTCACTGCTTCATCAGATTTAGTTACTGCATGGATTGAGGTTATAACTGTGGTGGCTCTGGCTGGAGTGAATTGGTCTGCTCCCATGTCCCAAGTGAAGGTAGATGCGTCTCGATCCTGGTTATCGATATCAAGATTGACACCCGTTGGAGTAGCGACTAAATCAGTACCTGCTCCTATAGCGTCGGCACCGGCCTTGAGGTGGAGATCTTCTGTTCCGTCTACTGTACTAATAAATTGATCGGCAACGACCTTGCTGGTCAACGATCCAGTACCGCTTGCCGACGTGTCCTCCGATAAATTATTGGTACAGGTAGCATTTGAGTAGGACGTAATATCGAAGTCTCTGACATTGGAACCAGCCCCTGTCGCTTGCATGGCGATGTTATTTACAACTGTATTGTTTGCATGATCCTTAACCAATATGCAGTACGACTCGGGGTTCGCACCAAACTGAGCGTTGTAAACATCGAATACTGTGCAGTTCCAAACTCCCCCCGACGCTCCACTAACCGGATAATTTATCCCAATTACGTCGCGGTTTTCACCTCCCCCTGCTGTTTGGCTAATGTCATAAACGATACAGTTAAAAATGTCCGCTCTAGTTGTTGATCCCCGCTCAGCCTTGATGCCGCTGA